ATGGAAAAGAAGAAGTGGTTTGTTTCTTACGTGATCAAACCAGAAGGTGAAAATCATGTCACGACTCACGCCTTTATTGAGGGTGACGATGTCGAGGAGGCGCTGGAAACCTTTATGTTCGAAACCAAAAAAAGTCTGTCGCTGGAAACCGAAGAGCTGATACTGCTGTCAGTGAGTCTGGTATAACGTCAATTCAACCTCGCCATCGCGGGGTTGTTTGCCCTGTGAGAGGGTCATTTTATTAATGCTTTCCCTGGTGTGGCACTCAGTTACTGATTGGGATAAGGCCAGGCATGATCCACGCCTGTTGATGACAGTAACCCTGTCAAAATCAGATATGCCAGTATCAGAACAAAGAGCACAATCGCTGTTATTTCAATCGATTTAAGTAAGTGATGCTTCGCCATAAATAACCCTCCTTCACGTGTGTGTAATAACCTTTCACCCCATAAACTATAATGTTACCGGTAAAGTTCAAGTCAAAATCACATCATGAAACATAAAGACTGGCTTATTAATGGTTAGAAGGATTGTGCTCTGAAGGGCTCAGAGAGATCTTAACGATATTAAAAAGCCCGCAGGATGCGGGCCTTTGCAGGAGTCAGATGAACTTTAATCAGCAGAGTGACCGGTGAAGTCGATTACCATCCTGCCACGGATTTTGCCCTGCACCATCTCATCAAAGATGTCATTGACCTCACCAATCTTCCTTTTGGTCACTTTAGGCACGACTTTCCCTTCTGCCGCAAACTGGAAGGCTTCTGCCAAATCGTTTCGCGTTCCGACCAGTGATCCCACCACCTGAATGCCATCAAGTACCAGACGGGGAATATTAAGACTCATCGCTTCCGGCGGCAGTCCGACAGCCACGACGCGCCCTCCTGCTCTCACCGCATCCACCGCCGAGTTAAAGGCCGCTTTAGCTACCGCCGTGACCACAGCAGCATGTGCTCCGCCGGTTTTCTCCTGAATAATGCGCGCTGCATCTTCGCTGGCCGAATTGACCACCAGATCGGCTCCCATCTCCTTCGCCAGTGCCAGCTGACCATCACTGACATCAACCGCAATCACTTTAGCGTTGAAGACATTTTTTGCATATTGCAGCGCGAGATTTCCCAGCCCGCCAAGACCATAAATGGCCAGCCATTGTCCCGGTTTAACTTCTGACACCTTAACCGCTTTATAGGTGGTGACACCGGCACAGGTGACGCTACTGGCAGCATAAGGATCAAGTCCATCAGGGACTTTGACCGAGTAATCTGCAACGACAATGCACTCTTCAGCCATGCCGCCATCGGCTGTGAAACCGGCATTGATGACCGATCTGCAGAGGGTTTCGTTACCGGAGTTACAGTATTCGCAGTGACCGCAGCCCTTGAAAAACCAGGCGACGCTGGCCCGATCGCCAGGCTTGAGTGACGTCACATCCGGTGCGACTTCCTCAACGATACCGATCCCTTCATGACCCAGGGTCACACCCGTTTTATCGCCGAAATCACCGTTCTTCACATGCAAATCGGTATGGCATACACCACAGCATTCCATCCTGAGCCGGGCTTCACCGGTTTTGAGAGGACGCAGCGTCTTCTCAACAACTTCAACCTTGTGTTCACTATTAGCAATTGCCGCTTTCATAAACGTTACTCCTTTTGATTGAATCTCAAGAATATGCCATACGGGAATGATGGCAAGATTACAGATTAGCTTTGGGTGCGGGACAGAAAGAGTTGTTGCTGCCTTTGTGAGTGAAGTCAGTTTTGAGGTGCGTTACTAAAGGGATTTTGCGTGTTAAAGCTTTGGAAATCATGAGTGACTTACTGGATGCGTGAAGCACGTTTATCGTGAAGAACCTTTTCAGACGGCGATTACCGGTTAAAAGGGGCGATAGCGCCCCTGTTCATCTAAATGCTTCGTATCAATTACTCAGCGGAGTCGCTCGGTTGCCAGCGGTGAATGCCACTGTCAGTTGCCGGTCCCCTGTGTTCAGTAGAATCATCCGAGGCTGGCGGTGGCCCCAGATGCTGGGCTGCACTATACGTCGCTGGCGGTGGCCCCAGATGCTGAGAAGCGTTATTTTCTGATGCGGCTGGTCCGGCATGATGGCTCCAGCCATTATCATTTTGCTGGTCCTGATAAGACGCATGGTGATGATGCCATTCAGATGATGGGCCGCGATGGTATCCTCCCTCTGCCATCACACAACCAGACATGGATGCACTCGCTAACGCTACGAGCGCACAAGGAATAACTTTTTTTAAGAACATAATAAACTCTGGTTAAAAATCACCGGGGCAGGTTACGACGTGGTTTTTATACGTTAAATAAACGTGGAGGACCGTTCGGGGAAGATGTTTAGATATATTGATTGAGATCAATTTTGAGGAGAAGCGTCCGGAAAGCCTCTGTTCTGCTGGCAGTAAAATGGGGGGTATCATGAGTATTAAGGGGACCCAAAGTAAGAATAACAGAGCAGTTATTAAGATGATTTACATATCAGAAAATAAGAAATAGCGCGAGCCTGATTCAATCATATCTCAGACAGGACTTAACCAGAGAAACCAGATTGTATAATCGCTAAATGGCAGCCAACCTCACTAAGGAGATCATTTTTTTCGTCACACTTCACACTTTAACGCTATCGATTAAATCAGGATCACGAAGATCTCTTAACAAACCTAATACCATCGATTGTATTTAATATACACATAAGAAACAACCATCACCCATATTATGCTAATAATCGCCGCATGTTCAGAAATAAATCGAATGAAAATATAAACTCCTGCAACAATCAAAACAGCAGAAATTAAATAGATAAATGATTGCATGAGCCATAAAAATACACGCTTCACTTATTCAACCTCTCATTTATAGCATCTGATTTTTATTCGTTGTAAACACTGCATCTACGTGAAATAGTGTCATGATCATTTTAATATCCAATAAGCATATAGAATGTCAGAAGAAACATCCAATCAGACTGGACGAGATGTTATAACGCGCATGGCGTAGCCATTTTCCTGCCGCAACGGGCTGGCTATGCGTAACTGATGTTAGCTTTAGCTTGTGGGGAAAATAAAATCTAAATCATGAATGAACAACCCGAAGACAGTCAGCGCCCGCGCGGGTAAAACCCGCTCCTGGAATGCGCCGTCAGTGGGTGAGCAGGTGCTTGAACTGTGTCTCGGTGGTGAACTTGATACCGGCTTTGTGCTGCCGGGAATTTTCTCTTATGACAATCCGGCTCCGTCTGCCTGGGCCGATGCGCTGGTCATTTCCTGACGATGCGGTGATCGAATACGAGCCGTAAACCGGCGCACTGACCGCAACCGGCATACAGACGGCAACCATCAAAGCGACGGTAAAATCCTGTTCGACTCGCCAGAAGTGGAATGCGCAACGCTGCTCAAAACTGCGCAGCTGGAAGTCAAAAAGGGCGGCACGATGAAAGCCAACATTAGCGTGCCGGACCATCGCGGTGAAACGGCTTACCCGATTTCAGGCGGCGCGCCGGTGAAAATCACGGTACTGGGCGACAATCCGGCGGACACCATAACGCATTCTCCGGCAACCGCGTTTGATAAGTGGGACGGCGAAAAGTGGGTAACCGACGGCGATGCGCAGCAGCAGTCACTGCTTGACGCAGCGGCCAGCGAAAAGTCAGCGGGCGTGAGTGAGGTCAACGGAATTACTCAGGCATGGCAGACGCAGCTGCTGCCCGGCATCATTACTGATGCGGATAAAGCCACGCTGACCACCTGGATGAAGTACGTGCAGGCGGTACAGGCTGCAGATATCACAAATGCGCCAGCTATCAGCTGGCCGAAAACGCCTGAATAGAAAATTCGTTTTACGCCCGTAGCTTTCTATTAAAATTTTCAATGGCAGAATGTTTAATTCTGCCATTGAATCATTTCATCAAGTCGATTCAGAATGTCGGGGAAATAGCTTTCATCAAGGCCAAAGCTGCCTTTAACCTGGACGCTGTCGGCATGTGGTTCCGGGCGAAGAATGAAATCAACAGTTACGCCATCAATACTTTTTTCATTGGTCAGTATCATGTCCAGTTGATGAATATCGCTCTGATAGTTAAACGACCTGATCTTTTGCTGATTAATAAGCGCCTGATGAAAAGCTGAGAATTCTTTTTTCAGCATTTTCAATTCTCCAACGGTGAACTCCGTTTTAAATGCCACTTTCAGGCCGCTTACCGAAAACTCCACCCAGGACTGTATCCAGTCCCAGTGATGGTTAACAGGATCGGCTTCGTTATCCACTACGCGTTCGAAGGGAGCGATTGCGAATGTAAACTCTTCATTCCTGATATCAAACATTGAAATTTCCTTGTCAGCTAATAAAAATATTTAAAATGAGATATTGTCCAGTCTGATTCCCTGACTATTACTTCAAATTTGTATTTCTGATGAACATATTCCCTTCGCTGCTTATCGTAGCGCAGTTTATAAATATCCGTTTCGTATCGGAACATTCCTTTTCCTTCACGAGGGTCTGGCATTCGCTTACCAAAACGAATAGCTCTTTCCTGAATCTGCAAAGGTACATACCGACTGGGTTCAAGCATATGTTTTGCTGCTGTTTCGGTCATTTTCAAATTGCGCGCATGCAGCCCGATTTTAAGCCGCCCTCGCAAAAGAGATATGGTCCCTTGACTGATTCTGGCTGTAACAGCCGCGCGCGCGCCTGCTATAAGCGCCTCATTTTGTGAAGACTGTGATACCCCAATTCCTGAAACGCGCCGCCGCGCATATCTGAGTGTAATTCGCTGCGTTTCCTGCCAGGAAATTGAGGAACATCGCAATAAACACCGGCAGGGCAATGTCTGATGCATGAGGAATTTGCTTACCCGTGGAATGCTCCACGGGAAGCCATCGCCAGCCCTTATCCCACCTATGAGGAAATGCACAGCCGCACTCAGATGATTGCGGCTTTAGTGCGTGCGCAGGAGCTACTTGAAAAGCAGCCGACTGTGATACAGCTCGACGTTAAACGCCGCGTTAGTGATCTTGAAAAGACACAGGGAACAGCCCGCGCCAATGCGTACTTAACAAAGACATTTGTTGAGCGCACATTGCCACGCGTTGAAACCGTTAATGCTCAATATCGTCTCGGCATGATGAAGGGGAGCACATTAAGTTTACTCGGCGGTAACGCAACTGAGCGCGACAATGCGGCTATAGCAGGTGGTCAGCTTTTCAATCTAATGCGCCGCTTTAACCGCCTGCCGGATATGGCTCGCGCCGACGTCGATTTGCTTGCTGGGGATGTAGCTAATTTCATTCTCGCCGAGCTGGTACAGGCACACGCGCAGGCCAGCGACGAGTCAGATTATAAATACACGCACCGCGTTTACATGACCGCCGCCGCCATCACCCGCGAGCTGAGCCAGACGCCGCCATTATGGGATAAAGTCACGTCCCGGCTGTTTGACCCGGAGGAAGTTACCCCGGCAATCATGCGTATGCAGACGGAAAAATGGTGGAAAGGCCGACTGCGCCGCGTGGCTGCATCATGGCGTGAACACCTTCAGATCGCCCTGGCTAACGTCAGCAAAAAGCATACCCCCTACGCCAGCAGCATGACCGTTTCAGAGTGGCGCGAGCAGAAGCGCCGCACCCGTGAGTTTCTGAAGGGAATGGAGCTGGAAGACGAAGAAGGCAACCGTATCAGCCTGATCGAGAAATACGACGGCAGTGTGGCCAATCCGGCGATTCGCCGCTGCGAGCTGATGACCCGCATTCGCGGCTTCGAAAACATCTGCAACGAGATGGGCTTTATCGGCGAGTTTTACACCCTCACCGCCCCGGCGCGCTATCACGCCACAATCAAAACCGGGCATCGTAACCGCAAATGGAACGGTGCCAGCCCGGCAGACACGCAACGTTATCTCTGCAGCGTCTGGCAGAAAATCCGCGCCAAGCTGCACCGCGAAGAAATCCGCATCTTCGGGATCCGCGTTGCTGAGCCTCATCATGATGCGACTCCGCACTGGCACATGCTCATGTTTATGCGTCCGGAGCAGGCTGAACGCGTGCGCGAGATTATGCGCGACTACGCCTGGCAGCAAGACGGCAGCGAGCTGACAACCGACAAAGCCCGTAAGGCCCGCTTTCACACCGAGGCTATCGACCCGGAGAAAGGCAGCGCGACGGGTTACGTTGCTAAATACATTTCCAAGAATATCGACGGCTACGCGCTAGACGGCGAGACGGACGCCGAAAGCGGCAAAGACCTTAAGGAAACTGCCTCGGCCGTTTCTGCCTGGGCGGCACGCTGGCACATCCGGCAATTTCAGTTTGTGGGCGGTGCGCCGGTCACGGTTTACCGCGAACTGCGCCGCACGGCAGACAGCGAAACCGCGCACGGCCTGAGCGTTGAGTTTGCGGCCGCGCATGACGCCGCCGACGCAGGAGACTGGGCCGGATACGTTAACGTGCAGGGTGGCCCATTTGTGCGCCGCGACGAGCTGGCTGTGCGCACCTGGTATCAGGCAAGCGAAGACATGAATGAGTACGGAGAGGAAACTGTGCGTATCAAGGGTGTTTACGCAACTGAAGTTGGCAACGATACGCCAATTTTAACCCGTCTGATGCAATGGAGGATTGTCCCGAAACGTGCCGTTGATTTGGATTTTGAATTTAAGGACGCGCCTGCGTCCTCTCGGAGTTCTGTCAATAACTGTACGGAGCCGACAGGCTCTGAAGCCGCTATCGATTTCACAAAACCTACTACTCGCGCCGAGCGTAGAAGGATTCTTAAGCGATTAAGAGAAAAGCCAGCGCAGGAGCAACCTGAGCCGGACAAATATCACTCTGAACGGAGTCATTGCGCAGAACGTGAGGCGTTGAAAAAGAGTTTCTTTGAGATCTCCAGGTTAACACTGTCCGACGGTGAAGCTGTGCGCATGATGAAAGGCCACACAATCAAGATTGGAGAGCTTTCTTACTGGAGCGGAACAAGCGGCTATCTGTTCCATAGACGTCGCATAAATGCCGCCCCATTAAAGCGCTTCAATGCACTAGCGAGAAAAAGAGGCATACAGTTGCCTGATTAATAAAACGGCAGTCGGACTAATCTGAGCCGCACGATTGTTTATGATTTTAGTTCATTATGATACTGTTTATACATACAGTGCATTTTGACTAAAAGGAGTTAATCATTTGATGAAAATAGATAATCTAAGTGAAACGGTTGCACGCATTCAGTTCATTGCTGACGTATCGCTGATCGCACATTGCAAAGAAGATGAATTAAAAATGGCACTGTCGATGATTAGCGACATGGCAGGGACAATCGACACAGCTATTTTCGAAGCCGCTATTTACTGCCAGGCAGAATGATTAATTGCCCCTTCCCTACCGTTCACTAGCCACCTTTAAGGTGGCTTTTTGCTTCTGCATCAAAGTGCATATGCTTGCATTAATCCGCATGATCCAAAGTGGATCGCTGAGCGTCTGTAAGACCAGAGCTGGCGCGCTCAGAGGTTGTACATGCAAATGCATGAAAAGCGATACATAAAGCGGGCAGGCGTGGCGGGGATAGCATTGCGCGCGAGGGGTACAAACATGCATGCGGAGGCTGCGCCAGGGGCACGGAGGCGCACGCAATGGTTTGATGAGGTTGAACTGGTGAAGAGGATTTGAGCCTCGCAAATCGGGCCTGAGAGCGGCAGATGAGGTATGGCACTGATCGGAATTAATATGATAAAGTTTTGACCAATACGGTTAACCATGTAAGGGAATAATATGGATACAACTGAGCAGTTAAACGGGACTTACTTCTATGGCGGGCTTACCAACCTTTCCCCGGCAGAGCTTTATTTCTGGATTATGATTGATGTGACCGCTGAGCATTTTAGCGGTGCAAAGGATATCATAGCCATAGCTGCAATTTACTCGGGACAGAATACGATTGACGTGTCAGGAAAGTTAAAGGGTGCCTAAAAAGGTACCTCTTATGCCTCGGTGTATTCTCGCAAGCTGTTGCGCGATTCCCGTCTCCCGTTCAGGTTGCCTACGTGGATACAAAACCCTAAAAAACCATTCCAAATTAAAATGTTGATGACCCATAAATTGGGTACTTTCGTCGGTCGCACAATACCGGTTTTAGGATGGGTAATTATGGCCGCTGATGTGGCGGAGATAGGCTGGAAAACTACGGTAAAATACAACCTTATTGCCCATAAGGACGACAGAATATGGTAAGTGAGGATATAGAGAAGGCAGTATTTGCGCTGGTTGAAGATTATAACGGCAGAAGCTTGTTTACATTAAAACGTTACAAGCTTGAGCTGGACACTGATCTGAACAACGACTTTCGCATGGATCCCATCGACGCTTATGAATTACTTGAGCGGTATGCTGACAGTTTTGGCATTGACCCCGGCACCATCTCTTTTAACGACTATTTCCCGGAAGATTTCACCGCACCGCATGATCCGCTTACTCTCCGTTTGTTGGTTGAGTCTGCACAGGCCGGGCGCTGGTTGGGTAAATAACTAACGCCTGCACAGGCAGGCGTTACATCTTCAGTTTGTTGCCGCTTCCAGCAAATAAGGGCGGAAGGCGATCACCTCTTCGCCCAGCCAGTTATTGATTTCCTTCAGACGTTCCTGCAGCGGTGTCAGTTTGTTACGCACAAACACCTATGCCGCTTTCACCGCATCACCGAATCCGCCGGAGTTGTCCGGGATAATCCCCATCATCTGCGGCGGCACGCGGTGTGCGCTTAGCAGGTCGTCGCGGCTGGCCTTCTTGATGTTAAAGAAATCGTCCTTCGTCGCTACCTCGCTGAGCGGCAGAATCTTGATCCCGTCCGGCTTACCGTTCGGCGCGTACATAAACAGGTTGCGGAAGTTGCCGATCCCTTTCGTGTCGCGCATAGCCTGGCGCATCCGGTCAACGTCGCTGCTGCTCTGCGCCGCGTCGGTCATATACAGGATGTAACCGGCGTGCGCGCCGTTCTGATAATACTTGCGGCGGAACAGCGTTGCCGCCTCATTCAGCCAGGCGGAGTTAAGCGCGCTGAGGTATTCCGGCAGGCCGTACAGCTCCTGATTGATATCCGGCTCCAGCAGATGAAACACGCTGCCGGCCGAAAATTCATGCGGCTCCTTCCAGTCATTCACAAACCAGTAAACGCCATCCTTCACGCCTCTGCGGGTGAATTTGGCCGGGGTGGTTTCAAGGCGCAGCGGCTTACCCAAGCCATTACGACGCAGCTCGGCAAAGGCGTTACCGAAGACCAGATAATCCAGCGCAAACTTGCTGAACTCCTGCTGACTCATCATTGGGTGCGGGATGAATGTTGATGCCAGAATGTTGCGCTTTACATAAATCGGCGAGCTGTGATGTACGGCCGCACGCAGGCTTTTCGCCAGGCCGTTAAAGCTGACCGGCGGCTCAAACCAGCGCCCGTTACCGATGCATCAGCCATCAGCCCGTCGCCCGCCGTTGTTACCGTGACTGTGCTCGCGCGTGAGGGCAACGGCGTGGCCGGTGATGATTTGCTGGCCGTGGTTAACGCTGCGCTCAATGACGAAGACGTGCGCCCGGTTGCTGACCGGGTGAGCGTGCAGTCAGCGAAGATTGTTAGTTACGAAATCGAGGCCGAGCTTTACCTCTATCCGGGGCCGGAAGCGGAGCCAATCCGTGCCGCTTCAGAGGCAAAACTCGCCGCCTTTGTCAGCGCACAAAAGCGTCTCGGCCGTGACATTCGCCTGTCTGCGCTGTATGCCGCCATGCACGTTGAGGGCGTGCAGCGCGTCAACCTTATCAAGCCTTCCGCTGACGTGGTGCTAGACAAAACCCAGGCCGCTTACTGCACAGGATACGCGCTGACCGTGGGAGGCTCGGATGAGTGATCGCCTGCTGCCGACCGGCTCGTCAGCGCTTGAGGTTGCTGCCGCCGAGGCTCTTGCAAGCCCCGGTACGATGAGCGTGCCGCTGCGCCAGTTATGGAATCCGCAAGCCTGCCCGGTTGAGCTTCTGCCCTATCTGGCGTGGGCGTGGTCAGTTGATCGCTGGGATTCAGCCTGGCCGGAATCAACAAAGCGCGCCGTGGTTGCCGCCTCGCAGTACGTGCATCGGCACAAGGGAACGATTGGCGCTATACGCCGCGTCGTTGAGCCTCTGGGCTATCTCATCAGAATCATTGAGTGGTGGAAAACCGGCGAAGCGCCTGGCACGTTCCGGCTGGATGTGGGCGTACTCGATACCGGCATTACTGAGGAAATGTATAACGAGCTTGAGCGCCTGATAGCCGATGCGAAGCCCTGCAGCCGTCACCTTATCGGCCTGTCTATCAATCTTGACGTGAACGGCGCGCTGCCGGTTGCCGTTGCCAGCTACAGCGGCGACGAGCTGACCGTTTATCCCTATACCCCTGAACTTATCAGCGTCGGCGGGCCGGGTTATTCCGGCGTGGCGGTGCATCTTATTGACCTGACGGAAGTGAGCGCATGACGACAAAATATTTTGCCCTGCTGACCAATCAGGGCGCGGCTAAGCTGGCGAACGCCGCCGCACTCGGCACGAAAGTAAACATCGCCTCGATGGGCGTCGGCGACGGTGGCGGCACACTGCCGACCCCTGATGCGGCACAGACAAAGCTCATTGGCGAGAAGCGACGCGCGCAGCTTAATTCGCTGACCGTTGACGCGGCAAACAGCAGCCAGATTATCGCAGAGCAGATTATCCCGGAAAGCGAGGGCGGTTTCTGGATCCGTGAAATCGGCCTGTATGACGCTGACGGCGTGCTGATTGCCGTTGCTAACTGCCCGGAGACTTACAAGCCTCAGCTGGCCGAAGGAAGCGGCCGGACGCAGACCGTGCGCATGATTTTAATCGTGAACAGCACAACCGCCGTCACGCTGAAAATTGATCCGTCAGTGGTGCTGGCAACGCGTAAGTATGTTGATGACGCTGTGATCGAGGTGAAAGCCTACGCTGACGAGATGATGGCAAAGCATCTCAAAAGCGCTAATCCGCATGGTCAGTACCCGTTAATTGAAAACGCATTAAAGGAAATGGCCGATGCCGGGCTGTTGCCTGACGTTCTGAAAAATCTTGGCATCAGCGATAAGTTTTCCGGCCGTTTTATCGGGTACCAGATTTTCACCACGCCCGGAGCAGTTAACTACAAACCCACGCCGGGAACGAAACGAATCAAGATTATCCTGACCGGAGGTGGTGGCCGGGGTTATGGTTATCTTGCCTGGGGATCGAGTTATGTTTCCCGTGGTGCGGGCGGGGGAGCAGGCGGAACGGTAATCGCTTGGCTGAACGTGGATGAGACAAAAAATTATCCTGGCGTAGTCGGTAGAGGCAGTAACGAAACCGACGGCGCGACTAGCAGTACCTTTAACGGTCAGCTGACAGCGGGCAATGGCTATAATACGACTTCCGGTGATGCCGGTGGCGTTGGCGGCTCGGCCATAGGCGGATTGTTAAATATACAGGGGGGTGATGGCAGCGACGCGCCCGGACTGATTACGGCCTCAAGCAACCCTTACCGGGGCGGCTCTGGTGACGGCGGCGTCAGTTACTGGGGCGGCGGTAGCCGTAGCGGGGAAAGCTCATCATCAGGCAAAAAAAATACCTATGGTGCAGGCGGCGGAGGTACAACGCGTACCGATCCCTTTATCGGAAGTTATGGATCTGACGGTATTATTTATATTGAGGAGTTCAGCTGATGAAAACCTACGCCCGGATTGAAGATAAGCGAGTTGCGGAAATTGTCTCTATGAGTGTCAAGCCAGAGAAACTCTATCATCCGTCACTGGAGTGGGTAGATATTACCGCATTGTCTGAACAGCCCGGCTGTAATTATCTCTACAGTGACGGCGTATTTACAGCGCCATTTGTGGATGCCAAAGATGCTGGCTTTCTGGCCAGCAGCCGTTTGTCGGCAGAAATGGACGAAGCTAATCGTACTATAACCCCTTTGCAGGATGCGGTTGATATCAGCATTGCAACTGACGAGGAACTAACGCGACTGGCTGCATGGAAAAGATACCGCGTTATGCTGAGTCGGACGGATATCACGACCGCGCCAGATATCAGCTGGCCAGATAAGCCTGAATAAAAAATTCATTTTACGCCCGAAGTTTTCAGTTAAAAATTCTCAATGGCAAAATGTTTAATTCTGCCATTGAATCATTTCATCAAGCCGCTTCAGAATGTCAGGAAAATAGCTTTCATTAAGGCTGAAGTCACCTTTAACCTGAACGCTGTCGGCGTGTGGTTCAGGGCGGATATCAAACTCCACTATAACACCTTCTTTACCCGTAACTTTTCTGATAACCATATTGAGCTGGCCACGTTCGCTGCGAAAATTAAAAGGTTTTAATTCACGCTGCGTGATAAGTGCCTGGTAATGTGCGAAAAACTCATCCTTTAAAATCTTTAGCTCGCCGATGGTAAATTCAGTTTGAAACTGCATTTTAAGGCCGCTAACAGAGAACTCAATCCAGGACTGGATCCAGTCCCATAGATGATCAACCGGGTCGGCCTCATCGTCTGAGATTCTTTCAAAGGGAGAAATTACAAATGTGAAATCTTCATTGCGCAAATCAAACATACAAGTTTTCCAGTCTGTCAATCCATGTATTTAAAATGCGTTATCGTCCAGTCTGACTCACGCACGACGACTTCAAGTGTGTATTCTTTATACTCATATTCCATTGTTTGCTGATTAAAGCGTAGTTTAAACAATCTGGTCTCATATCTGAACATACCTTCATCTTTGCGGGGATCTGCCATCCGCCTGCCATAGCGAATCGCTCTTTCCTGAATTTGCAGAGGGACATAGCGACTCGGTTCATACATATGTTTTGCAGCAGTCTCGGTCATTTTAAGGTTACGTGCATGCAGCCCGAGTTTAAGTCTGCTGCGCAGAAAGGATATAGTGGAGTGACTGAGCTTCGCATAAACAGCGGCACGTGCCCCTGATTCAAACAGCACCCGCCCTGTACCAAGGATACGAAAAATACCCAAGCCAAACAGGGCAATATCAGTGGGATCAATCAGGGGTGTTTCAAGCGGCGCTTCTTCCAGCCTGACAAAATGTCCCTGCACATCATAAATCTGCCATAAGCCCGGAGCCTGTACCACCGTGTAACCGATACACATTCCGCTGGCTTCATCTGTTACGGGCTTTGCATTTCGGGGCAAATGGCTGGGCCGAATCTCAAAAAAACGCCCTGAGGCAGTCTCGACTCAAATGTGTAGTAACGTCCGAATTCCTGTTTTGCTGCTGTTCCTGAAATCATTCTCAATCCCTCGTTCATGACAATGGCTGTTTTATAGTGCCACAAGAAGATAAAACAATCATTTTCTGATAGATGCCCATGATCCTGTTAACAGACGGCAACTGCGTGTGCCCCTTTCCCTGATGTCAGACCATGAGCACTCCCTCAAAACAGCATGCATCAAATGTCTGATTATCTTTATGGTGTCCGCATCGTCTGAATAAACGATGCCAGGCGCACAATTTCTACCACAATCGTAAAATGTTCTAAATCGTTCAGGATATTGATGCTGAAAATGCAACATAAGCGTACTTATTGCGACAGGGTATAAGCAGGCTGCGTAGTTATTTACTAAAGGATAGAAACGGCAGGTTCAGTAAACTCAATCCACTGGCGTTGATGGCGAAGAAAAATAGCGACAAAGTGGCGGCACAGAGTCCAGCAGAGTAGAACAGGAAGTAACAGGAGCGGGCTTAACTGATTGATTTCACGTTAAGTCATTGATACGAAGTGCCAACCAAAAAAAGACCGAATACGATTCCTATATTCGGTCCAGGGAAATGGCTCTCAAGGAGCCGTGCGCTAAAAGTTGGCATTTATGAAGGCGGTGTCGCCTTGCCATTTAAGATTAGAACAGCGCGGTGGAAATGCCAGCAAACGCGGGAATCAGGGCCATAAACTGGATCAGATTGTGATCGCAACGGCAAAATTTCGGAGAGTGGGCGCAGCGCGAGGCTGCACCCGAAAGGCCTATTTTCCGCACAGCGCCTGAGTGCGTTCGATAATCGGCTGCAGGCTCATCATCTGGCCCGGATGGGCTTTGTCTTCGGCCTGAATCACGCTGATCGGCTGGGCTTTCACCTGCTTGTTTTTAAACAGTGTGTCAGCGATGTCGTTCAGCGGGTATGTCATCAGCGTACTCGGATTGATGGCAAACATCGCACCATCTTTCTCGCAGGTCAGCATCACCTCTTCACGATTAAAGGGCCACTTATCTTTACCGATCTCAAAGCGGCTGACGGTAATGATTTGCGCCGCCAGCGCCTGGCCGCATACGGATAACAACAGGATTGCGGGAATCACTTTCTTCAGCAACAT